TCAAGAACGTAGAGCAAGTAGACATGCAAGTACGTATGGCTGGCAAAAAGGCTGGAATGCTACAAATTGTGCAACTTCCAAATGGTATTACAGTAAATGATTTGAACAGTTACATTAAAGAGTTTGAAGTAAAAAGCGGCAAGAAAATTGATGCATTGCTGGTAGACTATCTGGACTTGATGATGCCGGCACAGCGTAAAGTACCGCCCAGCGACTTGTTTATTAAAGACAAGTTTGTAAGTGAAGAATTGCGTAACTTTGCTATTGAACATGATTTGTTATTTGCAACAGCATCACAGTTGAACCGTGCAGCAGTGGAGGAAATTGAGTTTGATCACAGTCATATTAGTGGCGGTTTGAGTAAGATCCAAACAGCAGATAATGTTATAGGTATCTTTACATCACAAGCTATGCGTGAGCGAGGACGTTATCAAGTTCAGTTTATGAAAACACGCAGTAGTAGCGGCGTTGGACAAAAGGTAGACTTGGCATTTGACATTGCAGGATTACGTATTACTGATTTGGATGAAGATGAAGATGATACTCCAACAAATCAAACTAGTGCCATTTATGATAAACTGAAACGTAATACACAAGTAGTAGACAAAGAAGATAACAATCTAAGCTCAGATCAATTGGAATCAAAAGCAATTGATAGAACAGATAAGTTGCGCAGCATTATTAGGCGTCAGAACGACTAAATCCGATAAATACATAAAAGGGGATTGTTATGAAACGCCAAACAAGAAGTTTACTAGAAGAAATTAACAGTATTTCTCCCAAGGGAGACAAAAGTTATCTTCTGGAAAGCCGCGGAAAAAACGCAATTAACAGTATTATCAATCTTTTGGAATCTATTGAAAAAGAGTATGGTTCTGATGTTGCTGTTGATATGAATAAAAGAATAATCCTTAGTATTAAAAATAAAGACGACATCAGATTCGTTAGAGGTATAAAAAGTCTAAGGAAAGATTCGTGAAAATATCAGACATTATTGTTGGGCATAAAAAGCGTAAACACCGCAACACCCGAAAACATAGAATTATACAAAAAGATTTATATACTGCCGACCCTAATAACTTAAATGAAAACAAGGGACGTGAATATAATCACGTGGAAGATCTTGTGTTTTTTTATGGCAGCCAAGGTGCGCTAAAGGCAGCAGACATTATAGATGGTTTTGGAAAAGACACTAGTGATGTTGCAATTAAGTGGGACGGCAATCCAACAGTTTATTATGGCAGAGAGCCTGATGGTACGTTTGTACTGGTAGGCAAAAATGGTTGGGGACGAAACAAGTCAACATCTAGCGAAGATCTACGCAACTTTGTTTTAAGCACAGGCAAAGGCGAAGATTGGCGTGAAGAGTTTGCCAATAGCATGGCACAGATGTTTGAAATTGTAGAAAAAGATTTTCCACAAGATTTTAAAGGTTATGTGTACGGGGATTTATTATACCATCCTGGCAAACCATTTTCTGTAGATAACGGTAATATTGTGTTTACACCAAACAAAGTAACTTATACAGTTGACCCTTCAAGTGAAATTGGACAAAACATTAAAACAAGCAAAATGGGTGTTACATTGCACACTGTATATCCAGAGTTTGGCAGTAAAAGTGGATCACCAATAAAAGATATTGGCATGTTTAACAGTCAAGACGTATTTGTTATTGGACAAACATATGTAACACATACACCTAAAGTTGATACTCAGATGACAGATAAAATCAGATCTGTTGTCGCTAAAAACAAAAATGATATAGATAAATTCTTAGCGCCAGTTAAAGGTTTATCAGACATGCACAATATCATATACACATTTGTTAATCAGCTAACCAAAGCAAAAAAATTGGATTCTATCAGTCCAAAAGGATTTTTTGAATGGTTAAAGTCAAGCAAAGTGAGCGCAAACAAGCAAGCAAAACTAGCTGCGATGAACGATGAAAATCCAGCATCATTAGCAGCAATTTTTGAATTAGTAAATACAGTTATGGCAGCAAAAAATTCTGTTATCGATCAGTTGGACGATGCACCTGCTGATATCACCGCAACAACTGGCGGTGAACGAGGCGGCGAAGGATATGTTGCACAAAACAGTAAGACGAAACTTGTACCAAGACACAGATGGACACCAAACTAATGAGCGATAAAAAATACACAGCTAATGAATATGCTCAAATGGCAGGCGGACACAGTTTGCCTGAAGAGAAGCAAGGTCTGGAATTCATGCAAACATTGGGCGAAGCTCGTATGTTTCGCAGCAGAGAGCAAATTTCTCGTGAAGGCGCACGTACATTAACTGACCATTTGTTTGTGAGTTTATTAAGTTTGTATGCCATGAGCAATGATTACGACTATGCGCCCAAAGCAAAAGAATATGCAAGACGTACAATGACACTGGGTAACTTTAATAATCCAAGTCCAGGTGGCACTGATGTTTATCAAACTATCTTTAGTTCTTTGCGCCCAGAGTTATTGGGAAAAAAAGAAAAAGATCAAATGTTAATGGATAAGGTTAATATTGATCAAGTAAAAATCAAAAAGTTCTTAAATGGTATCAAAACTGGTAATCTGGATGCTGGACAAGCAAAGGCATTCTTTTACAAACTTGAAAGAGATTTAAAAATTCAAGATCCCAAACTTAGAGCAGCACGTAGACTTACACAAGATTGGAATAAGCTAAGTACTCAGCAACGACAGTTAGTGGGTACGCAGTTGGGAAGATACTTTAGAGTGAACGCAAGACGCAGTGACTTGTTTCCTTTGTTTTCACAGTTTGCAAAACACAATAATCTACTAATATCAGACGAAAAGAAATCAAGCATCAAGAGCGCAGTTATTGCAACCGCAGCTGGTGCAGCAGCAGGGTACGCTTTAGGTAAGAGTGTAAAACTTTAATGATAGACAACACCTATGTTGTTTATACTTTGGTTGACGTATCTAATCATGAAAATGTAAATGCTAGAGGTACATCTCCCAAGTATAAACAGTATCAAAACTACAATTCATTCCTACAGGCATTGAGTTTTCGGACTCAAGTTTTTTCTATGAAATCAAGCAAAGTAGAAAATGCTGAACTCTCCAGGTATAAATTTGGATCTAAATTTCAAAATGAAACAGTATGGCGTTTAGTTTTTCAGATTGAGACCAATGATATTTGGAAAAAAGACGATGACATTTTTTATCATGCTCACCATGATTTAACTGGTGTGCCAATATACACTGGCTTGTCTGAAACAGCAGATTTTGCTCCTATTATAGAATGCCTGGACGAACACACCTGTAATACTTACCTCGAAAAATACATAATTGCATAAATACACATAGTACACGAGTACGATCGTAAATCAGCTCATTATGAGACGAGAAGCTAAAGATTGCAGGTGCAAAATATGGCAATTCAACAGTCAAGACTTGAGCGTGAAAATCTAGAGGCACACGTAGATTTGTGTGCAGAGAGATATCGCGTTTTGGAAGAAAAATTAAATAGATTAGAAGATAAAGTTGACGACTTGTCTGAATCGATTAGTAAAATGGTAGAAAAGCAAGCTAACGACAAAGCAGGCACAAATAAATTAGTTATTGGTGCTGCTGGTACAGTTATTGCTGGATTACTAAGCACCGTAGTCCTTCTATTACTTAATCTTCAGACAGTTACACCAATGATGGGGCAGTAATAATGTTACTGAATGAAGCATACAATACAGTAGTATCTGAAGCAAAAGTAGTATTTGCTCGTAGAGGAAAGACGGTAACTAAAAAGTTTCGTTGTACTGTTGGTAAGCGCAAAGGGCGTGTGGTTTCAAATCCACAACAATGCGCCGCCCCGATAGATTTAAAAAAGCGTTTTGTACTAAAGCGTACAAAAGCAGCAAAAGGTTCACGCATGGCTAAAAAGGCACAGCGTACCAAAAGAACAAATGCAGCAAGTAAAATTGCAGCAAGAATGAATAAGGCAAGAAGATGAAAGTAGTTAATAATAGTATTGTAGATACAGTTCAGGAATTTGCAAATGTAAAATTTGGCGTAGATATGCCAGGAAAGAAGGTTGGGGAACAACTTCAATCTCTTAGTTTTGCAGAAACTTTAAAATTAGTAGATGCTATTAAGAATGAAGATACTGATGTATTTTCTAGCATTATTGACATTAACGTAGAAGAAGCATACGGTAGTGCAACAACAGCTACTCCAAGTCGTGCAACTGCAAATGCAGCACAAGGAGCAGTAGCCACTAGACGTGCAACAATCACTGCACAGGATGCACAACGAGACTCAACTGGAACACAGCGCAGTGTTGCAGGTGGAAATAAAACAGCAACAGGTGCAGCAAGACCATCGCCAGCACCAGACATGGACGGACAACAGCGCCAAGCAAATGCTCAAACAGCAGGACAGGCGGCGCAGCAAGCACAAATAAATGCACAAGAGATTGAAAGACTAAAGCAACTGAGTGGTGTTAAAAGATGAGACTAATTGAGCTACCTGGCGGAAATTCATTAATGCTTAGTAACCTTGAACACAAGGTATACGAATGCATGAATGAAGAAGTATGTAAGGAAGACCTGTCTCCAAGAGATGCATATATAGCACAGCAACTTGTCAGCCGCGGCGCACTGCAAAAAAGAATTAGTGAAAAGAAAACATACTATAAACAATCTAAAGGGAGTCTATAATGTCACAAGAATCTAAAGAAATGTTTGATATTTTAAAAAAGCTGGAAGATGCACATCAAGCACCAGAGAAGTTTAAAAAGCAAAATTCAGATAGCCCAACAGGAAAACCAGAAGTAGATGAGATGTACAATATCCTGAGTAAATTGCAAGAAGCTACAACTTCAGCAGCAAGCAACTTGGTTATCAAAGAGGAAAAAGTACCAACACTGGAACCGATTGATTTAGAATCAGCAGTAAGTATTAAAGACTTTAAAGTAGTATTGGAAGACACGGTTTTACATGGCTTTAAAAAGACATACTATTCTGTTATGGAAGGAAATGAATGTCTATACAAGGATATCGCTTTATTTGAAACAGCAATGGGTGTTGTCAAAGAACTTCTAAAAGACAACTGCAATGATACAAAAATTGATAGAATTCTTTCTTTTGATGAGAAATATTCAAGCCAATTAACAGAAGCTGCGATGTACAAACGTAAAATGAAAATGGTAACAGAGAGTACAAAACAAGATATCTACAGTGCTAAACATGGAAATGCAACTGAAAAAATGCGTCAAATAAAAGCACAAATTAAGAAAATCATTTAAAATTGTATTTTGTATAAATACAATATAGACATAATTAGCGAGGTTTACTAAAATGAATTTAGAACAATTACAAGAGAATAAAATGGCAAGACTTCAAAGAAATCTACGTGAAGTTTTTGGTTCAGATTTTAATTTCTCTCTGTCAGAATCAAAACTGACAGCAATCAAACAAGCGACAGACGATCGCATTAAATCACTTAAAGAGAGTGGCGTAAGCGTTGATAACAAAGTATATCAAAAGCTACTACTAATTAAAGAAGGCTTAACAGCCGTAGATCCAATTGTAGAAACAGAAGAACTAATGGAAGCAGATTTAGATCAAGCAGAAGTTCTACTGGCAGCAAAGCAAATGGCTGACGATCTACAAAAAATGGCAGAAAACTTAGCAAGCATGCAAGTTGAAGAACTAATGAGCATTCATAATGCTATGAAAGAACAAGTAGGTACAGCCGAAGCAGATGCATTTAACCAATCAGCAGAAGCAGCACTTGGCGCAGCACTTGATGCAGTTAAGCAAGCTAACGAAGATCTAAGCAATGCAGTACTAGTAGCACAAGGTGAAGCACCAGCTACAGACATGGGCATGGACGGCATGGATATGGAAGAGCCAGCAGCGGATATGGATGTAGATGACATGGGCGATGCAGAGATGGAACCTCCAGCAGATGATTTTGCAGGCGCAGATGCAGCAGACATGGATACTGGCGTTACAGGTCGTGAAATGAAAGAAGATGCATATTTGTCAGCAATGCGTATGGTTAAAGAAGCACAAAGTGAAGGTAAAGTTAGTGCGTCAGTTTTAAAACAGGCGTTTGCACAGCTTAAAAAATAAATGCGTATTTCAGATATACTTTCATTTTCAGAAGCAGACAACGATGTCACAAGTCAAGTAATTGACTTTATGACAATAATGAATGCTGAAGATGTAAGTACTATATCTTTGGATACATTGCTTGCTGGATTGCAAAATCAGGGCATTACAGTTGATAAAGCAACACTTTTTGATATTTTAGACAACCTCGCAATAGTTAAAAATATCAAAGATGATGTTGTATATTTTAATAGTAATAGTGACGATTCAATGTATGGACAGCAGCATGATCCAGAAAAAGACGATAAAGTTGTCGATAAACTGGCAAGACAAAAAATGAGTAAAGAGTTGGGAAAATGACAGTAGGGTTAAATGCAGCGCAAGCCAGAGCAAAAAGCTCACAGGATATGATAGTGTATAATGAATGTCATGCTATCATGCAGGCAGTTATCAGTGCATCAGCCCAAGGCTTATACGAAGCTACTGTTAGTGACGGAACTACAATGACAGAAAGTACTCCTGTTAGTACAAAGATCGGAACAATAAACAATCCAGTCATTAATCCAGGCGATACATTGGTATTAAACGGTACGACTATTACTCTTGGCACAAGCGGTACTAATTTAAACGCAGTGATTGCAGACATCAATGATGCAGCACTTCCAGGTATAACTTCAAGAAAAGACAACAATTATCTTGTACTAGACTTTGAACTTACTCCTAGTTCTGGGTGGCAATATGAAATTGACAACGGTTCAACAGCAGCTTTACTGCTAGGACTAACACCTGGAGTATATTATGCAAGTAATCCTAGCAGTGTTGCATATTTCTCGTCATGGCAAGGCGTACAAGCATCTAGAATTCATGACGTACAAATTGCTCAAGTTGAAAAATATTTCTCAAACATGGGTTATCGTGTTGTAAAAACAATTAATACAGCAACACAGTCAACCTTTGTTTGGAACATACACTGGTAACAAAATGAAAATCGCAATTATTGGATGTAGTTATAGTGCATACCAACAAAAAGATGTTTATGAAAACCACTGGAGTTTTCAAATGTCTCAAAGATTCCCACAACATGAATATTTTAGTTATGCTCTAGGCGGCAGAGGAATTGAGTTTTTTCAATGGTGTTTGCTGGACGCAGCAGCAAGAGATATTGATGCAGTCTTTTTGAGTTCTACATATTTTCATCGTACACAATTTTTGGTTGATTTTGATGATTATAATAACAATGAATTCGTTTCTGAGCCAATAACTGAAAATTTTAACTTAATGGAGTTTCATGGTGCGCATCTGTGGAGTTCTTCTGATGGTCCAAATTCTTTAAAACCAACGCCGCCAATTTTAAATAAACAGGCTTACTGGCCACAGTTAAAAAAAGACTTTACACCCGCTGCAGAATATCAAATGGTTAGTGAACACCGTGCCAATTATATGGCAAAATGGTATAAAAACGCTCACAAGTTATATAATTTCAAACATTTTGTTTTGTTAAAATTTCACAAAGAAGGGGAAGACAAGTATCTTGGGACAAACAGTGTGTGGCATGCAATGAAAGAGTATTTTGGCATAAGAAGTGCTGGAAATGATCAGTTGTATCCTCTTGGTATTGTACTGGGTGAATGGGACGATCACTGGTCTAAAAAAGGAAACACCTGGGTGTTGGATAATTTTATTCTTAAAAAACCAGAAACTAAATTTCTAAATTCTCTTGACTAATTTTAAATAACCATGTATTATAAACTATGGTTAATATTACAAATCCCTACAATTATATCGAACTTAAACGCAAAAGTGTACAAGGCAAACGTCTCTACACTAATCCTTTTGGTGATCCGGTACCTAGCGTCACTACCATCCTTGATGCTACCAAGCCTGCTGAAGCCCGTGCAGCTCTAGCCAAATGGAAGAAGCGAGTGGGAACTGAGGAAGCACAGCGTATTACAACAGAAGCCGCCAATGTGGGAACTGTTATGCATGCTATACTTGAGTCTTATGTAAAGAACGAAGAATATACAGGAGATAACTTGTTGCAAGCCAAAGCTATGGCAAATCAAGTTATTAAAAATATTGACGATAACTTAGATGAGGTTTGGGGTGCAGAGGTTAATCTCTGTGCCGCAAACCTCTATGCGGGTACTACAGATTTGGTGGGCGTGTGGAAAGGCAAACCAACCATTATGGACTTCAAACAAACCAATAAACCCAAAAAGCGTGAATGGATTGGAGACTATTTCCTCCAGGGTGCTGCGTATGGACTGGCACATAATGAAATGTTTGGAACAAATATAGAAAACATTGCAATTTTTATGTGTAGTCGGGCAGGCGAATTTCAGTTGTTTGAAGTAGAGGCTGAAGAATTTCGTGAATGGGAAACCAAGTGGGCAATGCGCCTGGCTGAATATTATAAATTGGCATAAATACAATATAATAAGGACGGAAATATCCCATGGCAGAAATTACAGCAAAACTTAGAGTAAGACAAGGAAATCTTTCACAATTACCACGATTGAGTCCTGGTGAATTTGGTTATGCCAAAGACACACGTAGACTTTTTATTGGTAATGAAGTAGTCACGTTCACTGGAGACGGAACAACAACTGAGTTCAATACTGGTGTTGATTTAGATGATCGAATTGGGACATACTTTATCGATATTGATGGACAACCACAACAATTTAATGCTGATTTTACTGTAGATAACTTTGTAGTAACTTTCAATGAGGCACCGGAAGAAAGTCAAGTTATTAGTTTTTCTTATAATACAGAAGTTATGCTTACGAGCCCACCTGAAGGTATTATTGACATTCCAGTTGATATTGAAGTATCAAATGGTGAAATAACAGACGGGCTAGTACCAAGTATTGCTATTGACCCTGCTAGATTTGGCAGTGCAAAAATTAGATATAGTATGACTAGTGCAACTGATAGAAGAAATGGTGTACTAGATATTTCCTTGGATAGTGATATTAATAAAATTTCTATTAATGATTCTTATACAGAAAATGCAGGAAGCACACTGGATCATGTATTCGGTAAATCTTTAGACGTAGATGGAAAGTTTATTTTAACTGTAACCACTACAGAAACTACTCCTGTTAGAATGACATGGATTGGTGATCATTTTGCAGTAGGCACAGTATGAATCACTGGCAACTAGCACCTTCTGAAAGATTAAAAGAGTGGCGTAAGTTTCGAAAACATTTAGAAACACTAGATGACGAAGATTGTGTTGCTCAGATAATAGAGTGGTGGTCAACCGCACCACTAAGTACACGTGTTATAGATCCATTTGACAACACACATTGGCCAGATCCTTGGCAATTGTTGTATAATGGAGAGTATGACGAAAATATTATTAGTTTGGGGATAGCATATACTTTAGAACTGCTTGATTGGGAATGTGAAGTATTACTTGTACAGAATACAGAAAAAGGTTTCCTTAATCTTGTTATTTTGGTTGACGACGACTATGTTTTAAACTATACTTACAATAAAGTTGAACCTTCATCAGTCCTCTCTGATGTAGAAATATTAAAAAAATGGGACTCTAGCGAGTTAACTTAGTTTTAACGATTACACTGTAGTCGTAAATACCGAGCTATTACCGCTTCATTCCACAAGCAAAAACAAACGGGTAAACAAAATAATGCAAAATAATATATCAGTAATTAAACGTGACGGCACGTCTGAGTCATTAGACTTGGAAAAAATGCACAAAGTTGTATTTCATGCATGTGACGGTATTACTGGTGTAAGTCCAAGCGAAGTAGAAATTAAAAGTAGTCTACAGTTCTATGAGGGTATTACATCAGAAAAAATTCAAGAAACTCTTATCAAGAGTGCAGCTGATCTGATCAGCGAAGAGACACCAAACTACCAGTGGGTAGCAGGGCGTCTAGTAAATTATCATCTGCGTAAGATGGTGTATAATCAGTTTACACCTTTCCATTTAGCAGATGTTGCTCGTAAAAATGTAGATGCTGGATATTACGATGAAAGTTTTTTTTCTGTTTATAGCACTGAAGAAATTGAAAAACTAAACGGCTATATTAAACACGATAGAGATAACAACATTGCATATGTTGGTATGGAGCAATTCCGTGGCAAATACCTAGTACAAAATCGTGTTACTGGTGAGATTTTTGAAACACCACAAATTGCATACATGATGATTGCAGCAACCTTGTTCCAGAATTATCCGTCTGAGACTCGCTTAAAATATGTAAAAGATTTTTATGATGCTATCAGTAATTTTGACATCAGTTTGCCTACACCTATTATGGCAGGCTTGCGTACACCACAACGACAGTTTAGCAGTTGTGTGTTGATTGAAACTGATGATAGTCTGGATAGTATTAATGCTACATCAAGTAGTATTGTAAAATATGTTAGCCAAAAGGCTGGCATTGGTGTTGGCGCTGGTAGTATTCGTGCTATTGGTTCACCAGTGAGAAATGGTGACACCAGCCACACAGGAGTTATTCCTTTTTACAAGCACTTCCAGAGTGCAGTAAAGAGTTGCAGTCAAGGCGGAGTACGTGGCGGCGCAGCCACATTGTATTATCCGATTTGGCACTATGAAGTTGAAGATCTTCTTGTACTAAAGAACAACAAAGGCACAGAAGATAATCGTGTACGTCACTTGGATTATGGTGTACAATTCAACAAACTAATGTATGAACGTCTAATGACAGGCGGAAACATCACATTGTTTTCTCCCAGTGACGTTCCGGGATTGTATGAATCCTTCTTTAATGATCAAGACAAGTTCCGTGAATTATATGAAAAAGCTGAGCGCAATACACGACTACGTAAAAAGAGTATTCCTGCAAGCGAGCTTTTTGGTATCTTTATGGAAGAAAGAAAAAATACAGGGCGAATTTATCTAATGAATGTAGATCATGCAAATACACATGGTGCATTTGATGAAGCAGTGGCTCCTGTAAAGCAATCAAATCTATGTTGTGAGATTAACCTACCAACAAAACCACTTAATGCATTTAATGATGAAGAAGGTGAAATTAGCCTTTGTACACTTAGTGCAGTTAATTGGGGGAACATCAAAACACCACAAGATTTTGAAAGAGTTTGTACTCTAGCAGTGAGAGCATTGGACGAGTTACTGGATTACCAGAACTATCCAGTTTTGGCTGCAGAACGTAGTACAATGAAACGCCGTCCACTGGGCATTGGTATTATTAACTTTGCATACTGGTTGGCAAAACATGACCTTAACTATCAGCATATTGATGGTGAAGGTTTGGCATTGGTTGATGAATGGGCAGAAGCATGGTCATACTATTTGATTAAAGCAAGTGCAGATTTAGCAATTGAAAAAGGAAACATTGAAGGTGTTTGCGAAACGAAATATGGACGAGGTATTACACCTAATCAAACATATAAGAAAGACTTGGATGAACTTGTTCCTCATCAGGAACGAATGGATTGGGACAGTCTACGCAAGCAATTGTCAGAAACTGGCATCAGAAACTCTACTTTAATGGCACTTATGCCAGCTGAAACATCAGCACAAATTTCAAACAGTACAAACGGTATTGAACCTCCACGTGCATTTGTAAGCGTTAAGCAATCAAAACACGGTGTACTAAAGCAAGTTGTGCCTGAGTATAAGCGTTTAAAAAACAAGTATGACTTGTTGTGGCAACAGTCAAGTCCTGAGGGCTATATAAAAATTATGGCAGTATTACAGAAGTATATTGATCAGGGTATCAGTGTTAATACAAGCTACAACCCAGAATTTTATGAAGATGAAAAGATTCCTATGAGTGTAATGCTACAGCATCTTATCATGTTCTACAAATATGGTGGCAAGCAATTGTATTATTTTAACACGTATGATGGACAAGGTGAAATTGTCTTTAAAGAAGAGACACCATTGGCTCCTGGAGAGGAAGATGATGGTGCATGCGAAAGTTGTGTAATTTAAGGAAAAATAAATGTCAGTTTTGAACACAGAAAATAAAAAACATCACACAGAAGCAAATGCATTTCTAGATGAAGGTCTAGGTATGCAGCGTTATGATGTAGTCAAGTATAAACAGTTTGATAAACTAACTGATAAACAGTTGGGTTTCTTCTGGCGTCCAGAAGAAGTAGATGTTAGCAAGGATAGCAAGGATTTTAGTAATCTAACTACTCATGAGCAACATATTTTTACAAGTAACCTAAAGCGTCAAATTTTGCTTGATAGTGTTCAGGGACGTAGTCCTAACCTGGCATTCTTGCCTATTACAACACTTCCAGAATTGGAAACATGGATTGAGACATGGGCCTTCAGTGAAACAATTCACAGTCGTAGTTACACACATATTATCCGTAACATCTACAGCAACCCAAGCAAGGTGTTTGACACTATGCTTGAATCAAAAGAGATTGTAGACTGTGCAGGCGATATTTCAAAGTACTATGACGATCTTATCGAGTATCAACAATGGTATCAACTGTTGGGCGTAGGTAAGCATACAGTGAACGGAAAGACAATTGAGATTAACGAATACGATCTTAAAAAGAAAATTTGGATGTGTCTAAACAGTGTAAACGTATTGGAAGGTATTCGCTTCTATGTGAGCTTTGCATGTAGTTGGGCGTTTGCAGAACTTAAAAAGATGGAAGGCAATGCTAAAATCATTAAGTTCATTGCACGTGACGAAAACGTACACCTAGCAAGCACACAATATATGTTAACAAAAGTACTACCAAAAGAAGATCCAGATTTTGCAAAAATTGCTCAAGAGTGTGAAGCAGACATCCAACAAATGTTTGTTGATGCAGTAGAGCAAGAAAAAGAATGGGCTAATTATCTTTTTAAAGATGGATCGATGATCGGCCTAAACGCACAATTATTGCACGATTATATTGAATGGATCTGTTGTAAACGAATGACAGCACTGGGTATTAAATGCCCATACTCAACACCACAAGCAAACCCACTACCATGGACACAAAAATGGATTTCGGGTGCTGAGGTACAGGTTGCACCACAGGAAACAGAAATTAGTTCATATGTAATCGGCGGCGTCAAACAAGACGTTAGTGAAGATACATTTAAAGGATTTAGTTTATGATTGAAATTTGGGGTAAAACAGCTTGCCCACACTGTACGCAAGCAAAACAACTCTGCGAAACCAGAGGATTTAAATTTGTATACAAGCAACTAGATGTTGATTTTACACGTGAAGAAGTATTTGAGAACTTTCCAGGTGCTCGTACTTTTCCACAAATTAAAGTCGACGGTAAAATTATTGGCTCAAAAGACGACTTCATTCGTTATATTGAAGAAACAGGTTACACAGGAACAGGATACACATTATGATTATTGAAGCACCTTATACCGTTGGAGACGTTGTAAGTATTAAACTTAGCAGTGGAGAAGAAATGATTGCACGTCTAGAAGCAGAAGATAGCAATCATGTAACTGTTAAAAAGCCGCTTATGTTAATGGCAACGGAACAAGGAATGGGCTTTGCTCCTTACATGTTTACAGTAAATCCTGAGTCAAAGATCAAACTCAAGATAAATAGTATTATATGCATAGTTAAGTCTGCAAAGGATGCAGCCGATATGTATATTAAACAGACAACAGGAATTGCAACAGCATAATGCCAGCAGTACACAGAGATACGGACCGTAGAGTTTGCGGAGCAAGCACAAACGCAGCTAATCCCAATGTGTACACCAACAATCTACTGACAGCAGTAGATAGAAATCCAAACACTCATGGAGGAGGCAGTTTAAATGCCTCCAATCCAAATGTTTATATTGGCGGAAAGTTAGTTGTTATAGTTGGCAATGGCGCATCATCCGACAGTTTATGCGGCAAAATTGGACACAGTGGACACGGACACTGTAATCCAAGAGCAACTAATGGAAGTCCTAACGTCTATATAGGCGGTTAACATGGCAGCATCAGATTTCGCTAATGGCTTGCAAAGCGCAAGCGATTATCTCAATACTACACAAATTAATGTTCCATCAGCAGTTAACATAGACAACAATGGTGTGTCTATGACACAAACCAGTTACAGTCTAAAAGAGCTAATTTGTAGCCTATTGGCTGGTAATGGATTAAAACTTCCAAACTTACAAATTTGTCTAAAAGCAAATATTGGACAGATACTCAATGCAATTGGTGTTAATATTAATCCAGCCTTGGAT